GCGGAGGCGGAGCGTGACGATGGCAAGCGGGCCGAGTGGTTGCGTCGTGCGTGTCTGCTGCGGCGCGTTGCGGACAGCATTGAGGAGAACCGGCTGAAATGAGCGCGGAGCAGATCATCCGGCGGTTCAACGCGCTGAAGAACTTGCGGAGCACGTGGGAGGGGCTGTGGCAGGATTGCTACAAGTATGCGTTGCCGGGGAGCAATCCGTTTCTGGCGCCTTTTGGGTATCCTGGGACCATGGGCGACGTTTACGACAGCACCGCGGCGGATGCGGTCGAGGAGCTGGCCGGCGTTCTGGTGCACGAGCTGACGCCGGAGACGGTGCCATGGATACACGTGCAGTCGCCTTCGGCGGAGGATGCGGACCGGATCCGTGATGTTCTGATGCAGGAGTTTTCCGCGGGTGGGCTTTACGTGGCGCTGCATGGCGCGGCGATGGAGAGCATCATCACCGGGACGGGGATCTTGTGTTTCGAGGAGGGGGACCGGGACGGGGATCCTCATTTCCGGTTCTCCGCGGCGACGCTTGGGAACACGGTCCTGGAGGAGGGTGCGTTTGGGGTTCTGGACAGCGTCCGCCGTCTTTACGTGCGGCCGGTGTCGTGGTGTCAGGCGCGGTGGCCGGGTGTCAGGATGCCTGATCCGCCGCTGGTGGGCGATCACGGCGAGGAGCCGTGTTGCACCGTGGTGGAAGAGGTGGTGCCCGAGGATGGCGGGTACCGTCACCGGATCGCGGTGGCGCCGAACGCCAACATGCCGTCGAAGGCGGTGATGGTTGCGGACGGGACTGACGAGACGTCGCCTTACATCGCGTTCCGGTGGGGCAAGGCGCCCATTGAGCAATACGGGCGCGGGCCTGTAATGAAGACGCTGCCTGACATCAAGACGGCCAACAAGGTGGTCGAGTTCGTGCTTAAGAACGCGGCGTTGGCGGTGGGCGGTCTCTGGCAGGCGGAGGACGACGGGGTGTTGAACCCGTCTGGTCTGAAGATATCGCCAGGGACGATCGTGCCGATCGGGATGGGATCGAAGGGGTTGCAGCCGATCGAGGCGCCTGGGCGTTTCGACGTTTCGCAACTGATCTTGTCGGATCTCCGGAACCGCATCCGCCATGCGTTGCTGGTGGATCAGTTGACCGTGGTCCCGGTGCCGCGGATGACGGCGACGGAGGTGCTGGAGCGGTCGGCGAAGCTTGCCCGGGTGCTGGGCTCGGTCTATGCCCGGCTCATTGTCGAGCTTCTCGACCCCTTGGTGCGGCGGGCGTTCTTGAAGCTGCAGCGGCGCGGTGTGTTGCCGCCGATGCCTTCTGTGGATGTGGATTATTTGAACCCGATCACGATCCGGCAGCGGCACGAGAACGCGCAGCGGCTCATGCTCTGGGTCTCGACGGCGCAGGGGATCGGGACCGATGGCGCGATGGTTGTCCGCCAGGAGGAGACGGTCCGCTATCTCGGGGGTCTGTGGCAGGTGCCCGGGATGCTGATGAAGGACGCGGACGAGGTGGCCGCGGAGCGGCAGGCGGAAACGGCGCGGCGTGCGGCCATTGCCATGTCGGCGGCGGCGCCGGCGGAGCAATCGACTCTGGCCGAGCCCGTGCTGGAGCAGTTGCTGGGATGACCGATCCGACGCAGGAGCAGATTGCCATGGCCCGGGTTGCCGCGACCGATCCGGGGCAGGCGGTGATGGAATGGCTGGTGAAATCGATCTTGCACCGGACGGTGCCACCGGAGCATGGTGACCGGGAGTTGTGGCACCACGAGGGACAGCGCAGTTTGGTGCTTAGGCTGTTGGCCATGGCCCAGCGCGGAAAGGGATCATGATGGAGGACGAGTCCGCCGAGGCTATTCCTGAGCTTCTGGTCCCCCTGGATGGGGGCCGGCCGGAGTGGCTGCCCGAGGAGTATTTCGACCGGGATTCCGGGTCTGTCCGCGTGCATTCGATCGTCAAGCGCAACCGCGATGCGCTGGCGTTCAACACCAAGCTCAGCCAGGAGCTGGCTGAGCTTAAGAAGCCGCCGTCGCCGCCGGAGGCCGGGTACAAGGTGTCGGTGCCGGACGTGGCCAAGGACGCCGGCATCGGGGACGATCACCCGCTGATCAAGGGGGTGGTGGAGCGCGCCGGCGAGTATGGCTGGTCGCAGGATCAGCTAGATACCTTTCTTTCTCAGATGATTGCGATCGCGGTTCCGGCGCCGGACGACGTGGCGGCCGCGCTCAGGTCGAGATGGGGCGCGGAGACGCGCGCCACGATCGAGGCCAACAAGCTGTGGGCGAGTCAGTTTACCGACCCCGCGGCCAGGTCGGCGGCGCTGGGGCTGTTGACCATCGCGGACGGGCACGCACTGGTTAAGGCGATCCGCGAGCGGTCGAGGCCGATTGCCACCGTGGGCGGCGGCGCGTCGCCTGCCGATGCCGCTCCGCCCGACACCATCCACACGCTGCAGGCGATGATGCGCGATCCCCGGTACTCGCCGGGGAAGTACTTCGATCCCGCATATCACCGCGAGGTAACAGAGAGATTTCGACGGCTATACGGGGAATAGCCGTTGACTGCCGCCGCGGCTTGTGAGAGCGGTTGATTCGCGGATACCCGTGGCAGGCCCGCGATGCGCCCGGCGCCGGCACCGACACCGGCAGAGGCGACCCCGAAAGGGACTCTCCCTCGACAGACATCAACTGTATGAGGTGAGAAATGTCGACTTCGATAGACAAAGCATTCATCAAGCAGTTTGAGTCCGAGGTCCACATGGCCTACCAGGACCACGGCTTCAAGTTGCGGGAGTTCGTCCGCGTCAAGGCCGGGATTGTCGGTTCCAGCACCACGTTCCAGAAGTCTGGCAAGGGGACGGCAACCTCCAAGTCGCGTCACGGGGTGATCCCCCCGATGAACGCCGACCATACCCCGGTAGAATGTGTGCTGGCGGACTACTATGCCGGCGACTGGGTCGACAAGTTCGACGAACTCAAGACCAACGTCGACGAGCGGATGGTCGTGGCCAAGACCGCGGCCTACGCTATCGGCCGCAAGTCGGACAATCTGATCATAACCGCGCTGGATGCGACGACGAACACCATCTCGGTGAACCGGTCGGCGATCACCCAGACGGTGTTGTCCGACATGATCACCCGACTGGGCGAAAGGGATGTTCCGGTTGACGACGGCCAGCTCGCGGCCGTTGTCTCGTTCTCGGTGTGGGGCAAGCTCCTGACTCTGGACGAGTTCGCCAGCGCGGACTTTGTCGGGGACGATTTGCCGTACGCCAAGGCGGTCGGGGCGAGGAACTGGCTCGGTGCGGTGTGGATGCCGCATACCGGCCTGACGAAGACTGGCAACGATCGGAAGTGCTACATGTTCCACAAGACCGGGGTCGGACTTGCCTCCGGGCAGGACATCGTGGTGGAGACACAGTACTACGCCGATCGTGCGTCCACGTGGGTCCACGCAGCAATGTCCCAGGGCGCGGTGGTCATCGACGGTTCCGCCGTCGAGGAGTTCATCGTTAACGAAGCGGCTTAGGGAGAGTAGTCATGGCTTTTGACGAACGGGGCTTCACGGTCATCGCGGCCGCTGGGAGTGCAACGGCGGGGAGTTCGCACGCCGTGGCGTTGTACTTCACCAACGACACCGCGGCCACGGTCGAGGCTGACGGCTACTTCGACAGCGTCGGCCCCAAACTGGGCGACTTTGCCCTGATCATCTCCGTCTACGACATGGACGGGACGGACGGGGTGAAGATCTACAGCGCCGACGTTAACGCGGCGCAGACGGACGTTGCGCTTACCGCCGGCGTCGGCTACTCCGGTCTTGGATCGGCGCAACAGACGATCGCGGCCGGCGACACCACGCCGTCGTTGGCGGGGTTCCGCAACTTCGCCACGGCGAACACATCCGCAACCACCATCACCGACTTCGACGACACGGTTGCGGGACAGAGTTACCTCGTGCAGCTCGACGCAAACACCACGATCGACTTCACGGGGACAAACCTCAAAGGGAACAACGGCGCCGACCTTACCGGCACTGTGGATACCTTCCTTCTGGTCTCGCCGGTGTCGGCGACCGGGAAGAAGGCTTGTTTCATCTGCGACGGCACCGCGTAGTTGTGTTTGGGCGGGGCGCGGTTCGCCGCGCCCCTGCCCCTGACAGGGGGCACCCGTGACGCACATCCAGATCCCGAACGTCCTCCCTGTCATCCGTTACACGGCCAACGGGACGGACCTGTCGTTCGCCTATCCATTCCCGATCTTCCAGGCCGGGGATCTCGAAGTCTACTTCGGCGAGACCAAGCGGACATACCTGACCGACTACACGGTGTCTGGTGCCGGGCAGACGAACGGCGGCACCGTGACGTTCGGATCGGCGCCGGCGGCGCAGACGGTGGTGACGATCCGCCGCCGCTCCATTGTTGAGCGGATCGCTGATTTCCAGGCGGCCGGCGGCATCTCGTCAACGGCGCTCAACGACGATCTGGACTACTTCGCGGCGATCCTGCAGGAGCACGACGACCAGTTGCGGAACCGCACGGTCTCGTTGACCGTGGCCGAGGCCACCGGCGCGTCGCTGACGATTCCATCGGCGCGCGCCAGCACGCTGCTTGGCTTCGATGGGGCGAAGAACCTCCGGATCTACACCTTGGCCGAGGTGGCGGGCGTATCGGCGATCACGTCGCACAGCGCCCTTTCCAACCTAGGCAACGACGATCACACGCAATATCTGCTGGCGTCCGGCGCCCGAGCCCTGACGGGCGCGCTGAACATGGGCGGGTTCGCAATCGACAGCGTCGGCAACGTCGATGGCGTTGACGTATCGACTCTCTCGTCCAACTACACGGCGCACGCGGCCAACGTCAGCAATCCGCACAGCGTCACCAAGACGCAGGTCGGGCTTGGCGAGGTCGCCAACCTCAAGGTCAAGCTGGATGCGACCGCGGCGCCGGCGGTTACGAACGACGCGGCGTCCGGCTATGCGGTCGGATCGCGCTGGTTCGACATCACCAACGACAAGGAATACGTCTGCCTGGACGCGACCGCCGGGGCGGCGGTGTGGGTCGAAACGACGCAGTCCGGCGGTGCCGGGTCCGGCCTGCCTACGGGCGTCGCCGCGGGTGCCGGGACCAGCGGGGATGCGCTGCTCAAGTTCCAGGCGCAGGGATCGTCCGGCGAGCTGCAGCAATGGAAGAACAACGCCGGCACCGATGTCGGCGGCATCAACACCGACGCCAACGAGCAGGTTCAGATCATCGTCAAGGCGAAGACCGGCGAGCTTGGCGTCGTGCTGACGGCGGACCTTGGGTTGCAGGTCCGGTCGTACTCGTCCGCCCCCGGCACTCCCGGGGCGGACCTGGTGGCGATCTACGCCGACGCGGACGGCCGGCTGAAGGCCAAGGACGACGCGGGCCGCGAGATGTGGCTGTCGGCCGACTACGACCAGGGCAAATCGGTGACGACGACGCCCTATTCGATCCTGGCCACGGACAGGACCATCATATGTTCCGGGTCCGCCGACGTGCTGAACCTGCCCGCGGCGGCCGGCGCCGGCAAGCGGTGGGAGATCAGCAACTACACCGCCGACAACATCGTCATCAACCGCGCCGGCTCCGACACGCTGCGCAAGGGGACCACCACGGGCGCCACGTCCGTTACCGTCGCCGCCGGCAACACCGTGTCGATCCGTGACATCGCCATCGGCTCCGACGAGTTCGACGTGATCGGACAGTACACATGATGCCGCTTGGGGTCGTGGCGGCCGCCGCGGGTCTGCCGGTGGCCGCGATCGCGGCATTCGACTTCAACTCGACCGGCGTCAAGTCGATTACCGTCGCCGGCGAGGTTCGAACCCCGGTCGCGGTCGAATTCTGGTACGGGCGTTGCGCCTCGGCCGGGACCGAGGATGCCGACCTCTACGCCGGCGCGGGCATCTCCGACGAGACCAACGAATACGCCGTGGGCGGCTACAGCCAGGACAACCAGTCCACCACGGTCGAGGAGCGGCACGGCAACACCGTGGCCATGGTGCTGCCCAACGGCATTCTCAGCGCCACCCTGACCGGGTCGGGCGGGTTCAAGGCCGGCGGCTGCGATCTCAATGTCACCGCCGTGACCGGCACCATGCGCGGCGTTGCCATCTTCTATTTCGCCTCGGCGGCCGAGGTCGTGGTTCAGGGCTACACCGGCAACGGCGCGGTCAACGGCATCGGCGCCATCGACTTCACCAGCGCGGTCGGAGCGGTCCGCGCCGTGAGCGGCGTCCTGCTGTCGCATAACTCCGACACGACGGACCGGTGTCTGTCGGTTGGCGGCGGGGTCGGCACCACGAGCGCGGTGACCGGCCAGATCTGCACCATGCTGGAGGCCGACAGCGCCCGCGCCGGGTCCAAGCGCGGGGTGATCTGGCAGACCAGCAAGATCGCGTCAACCTACCTCAACGGCGTTGCCCAGATGGATGTGTCGCTGGATGCCTTCGGCAGCTCCGGGATCGACACCACGGTGAGCAACCATGGCGGCTCGACCCGCTATGTCGGGCTGCTGCTGCTGAAGTTCCCGGGCGGCACCGAGGCCTGGGCGGGCGAGATCGCGGCGCCGCCCAGCTCGGGGGACTGGCAGGCGGTTGCTGGCGGCATCGGCTTTGCGCCGGACCTTGCCATTGGCCAGGCGACCCACACCAACGACGCCGCCGGCACCGAGGTGGTGGAGTTCAGCACCGGCGACGAGGCGTCGGTCATGGCGCTGTTCGCGGTCACCGCCTCGGCGGCGCACTGCTGGTCCGAGCGCGCCGGCGACGGCAGCCCGAGT